ACCACCTAATTTTAGTGTTGACATTATAGACAATGAACATTTTTTAACTGTTCGTGCAAATGAACTAGAATTTATGAGACTAGACGAGTTTGAAAAACGAAGGGCGTTAGAATATATGGTAAAGGTTAAAAAGGCGCTTGAAGATAATGGCGCTATTGTGATGTTAGTTAGGAATGCAGTAAAATGAAAAAATGGATTAGTTTATCTGTCTTAGGTGTATTTGTTTCATTTGTTGGTTTAATTGTTGTCACATTTGCACAGTTGACACAAGCCTTGCAATCTGATATATTTAATATAGAAACAGATGATGAGGAGTTATTTTAATGCAAACATTTTTGCCACAAGCAGACTTGCATACTTCTGCATATTTTTTAGATAGCAAAAGACTAAATAAGCAAATATTAGAAGGTTATCAAATTCTTAATGTTTTGTCTGGTAAGTCTAAGACTGGTGGTTGGCGAAATCATCCAGCAGTTTTGATGTGGCGGGGATTTGAACGTGGTCTGTGGGAATACATACAGGCTATGATTCAAGAAGCAAAGATGCGTGGCATTAGAACAGAAAACAATGAGGCAAATCTTAATGATTTAAAAGATCAATGTTGGGAAAACTGGGGCAACAATGTTCCATCTTTTTGGAAAGATGAAACTAAATTGATGCGTGTAATAACAACACATCGCGCTAACTTATTTCATAAAGATCCCATATACTATGTAGAATATCAATCTGCAGTATCAAGTCCTTATAATATTCCTTGCTGTCCAAATAAAAAAGAACCATGCAAATATTATTGGCCTACACATGAGGAGAAAAATGTATTGGTATAGTTGGGTAATAGGATTTTTAGTTTTATTTAATATTTATGTAATTTACAGGGCCGTAATAATTCAAATGGCACTTAATCAAACTTTATTAGACAATCAAATTGCTATTGCTATGATGAAGTCAATGAAAGAAGAAATTGAAAATTCATCAATATTTAAAGATGAAACAAATGAAGGATTTATTAAATTTTTATCAGATTCTAGAGAATGGGCATTTAAATATATTGAAAATACCATTGGTATTGTAAATAATGTTATTGAAGAATGTCGAAAAGAAATGAATAAGCCTAGAGTTGCTGATCTCCATACTCCCGCATTTTTAGCAGGAGTTATAGGAAAACTTCTCCCTATTGTTCAAGACAATAAGGATGTTAAAGATGTATAATAATACTAAGGTGGTGATTAAATGAATCAAGCACAACTAAAGGCTTTAGGTGCCTCATATGGACGTTCTGTTCTTGCAGGTATAGTTGCACTATACACTGCAGGTATTACTGATCCAAAGGACATGTGGGCTGCTCTAGTGGCTGCTCTAGTTCCAGTAGTTCTTCGCGCTGCAAATCCAAAAGATCCAGCATTTGGAAAATTTGATGCAATCGCAAAGGATGTTGATGATGCAATGAAGAATATCAAGCCAGTAAAGAAGAAGGCTGTAAAAAAGGCTACTCCAGCAAAGAAAGTGGTAAAGTAAAAAGGAACAGGGCATGTAAAAGTGCCCTGTTTTATTATTATGAATAGTATAGAAACTAAGCATTTAAAAACAAGATGGATATATTTATTCAATAATGATATCCATAAATTTTTTATTAATAAAAATGTATTAGACATAGGTTGTTTGGATGGATACTCAACAAACCAATTTATTAAAAATGGTGCTAAAAATGCTACAGGAATAGATATTGAAAATAAATATATTAAAAAAGCAAAATTAGAATATCCTAATATTACATTTAAAATAAAAGATGCTGAGCAATTAAATAATTTTAAAAATATTGACGTAATATCGTGTCTAGGTTTAATATATTTACTAACTGATCCAGTAAAATTTTTAACTACAATATCAATACAAAAAAATTCAAACACAATAATAATTGAAACGGTTTTAAACAATAATAAAATATGTATTGAAAACGGATTTTATTTTTTAAATACTGGATTAATAAAAAAAATATTTCAAGATAATGGTTGGACTCTTTCTTATGAAAAAATATTTATAGTTAAAGACATTGCAAATAAAATTAATAATGACATTGATTTTGGAAATAGAATAATGTTAGTGTTTGAAAGGAAAGTATGAATTTTGTATATATTTGTAAAGATGGCGAAAATGAAGAACTTCGTTATTCATTGCGATCAATCGTACAAAATTGCAAAGTTAGTAGCGTAACAGTTGTTGGTGGTAAACCAGATTGGTATGTTGGAGATTATATTGAAGTAAATCAAAAATATTCTAAATACAAAAATGCTTTTAATAATTTTAAAACAATCTGTAATTCTAACTTAATACCTAATGAATTTATATTAATGAATGATGATTTTTTTATAATAAAACCAATAGATAATATCATTTCATATTACAATGGCACACTTCAAGAAAAAATTGATGCTTATGAAACTGTGTTAGGTCGTAGTTCATATATTAATAGATTAAAAATGACACAAGATAAATTAATTCAGCAAGGAATTAAAGATCCACTTAACTATGAAATACATGTACCAATGAAAATGTCAAAACAAAAATTTAATAATATTTTAAAAATGAATCATAATCTTTTATATAGATCTATATATGGAAATATTTATAATGATGAATCACAACAAATGAAAGATGTTAAGATATATAAGTCAGAAAACTTTAAACCATTATCGTATGATTTTAACAAAGACTATCCATTTTTATCTACTGAAGTTGAATCATTTTTAGAATTAAAAAGTTCTTATTTATTAAATAATTTTACAAATAAAACAGTATACGAAGAATAATTATTCATTAATTATTTTTAAATAATTTAGTAATAAATTTTCTGGAGCAAACTTTTCATAACCTATTGAAAAGGCTTCTTCTTTTTCAGCAAGTTTTTCTTTATCATTAAGCAGAATATAATTATCAATTACTTCTGCTAATTTTCTTAAATTAGCCTCATAAACGTCTATCATAGTTTTTGTTTTAAATTGATCAATTAAATATGATTCTACTAGCCATTTTTTTGGAAGAACCATGTTGTTCGGTGATATATTAGTCATAAAAACTGGCAGGGCACTAAGCAAAGATTCGTTCATTGGTAAACATAAACCAGCATACCTTCTAGGCAATACCATAGCATCAAATCCAACATACATTGCCTCTCTATCATCTGTATCATTATAATCTATGATAAGTCGATCATCATTAACTTCTATGTCAAGTTTTGTTTGAGTTCTTACAACAAGTTCGTAATCTGCTTTTGAATATCTAAGCATATTGATTATTGTATTAGTTCCATTTCTATCTTGTGCAGCACGTTTTCCACCAATATGCAAAATACGATTATGTGTTTTTGATTTGTTTATATTTTTAGCACCATCAAAAATATTTACGTTTGTTGGTGGTGGTAGATAAACAACTTTTGTTTTTTTACCAAACTTGTGTTGTATATCAGCAACCTTCCAAAAACTTGGAGATAATAAAATGTCTGGCAATGCCATATTTTTTTTAGAAAGATTTCCGAACAACTCATAGTTATACTGAAGAATTGTTTTAATTCCTTTATCTCTTGCCTTTAAAATAAACTCATCATTATTGTAAAATGTTTCACAACTTAAAACAACATCTATGTCTTTTAAAAATCTATCAATATCTCTGCTATCTGGAATACCTAAAACATTTAATACATCATATCCTTCATACCACTCTGGATGTTGTTTGTTATTATTATGTGGAGAAAAATCTATAAGCATTATTTTGCTAGGCTTTAGCATATCTGTTAGTTGTTTTGTTTGATATCCAAGCCCAGTATTATCTGATCTAGCAATAATTCCTAGTCTCATTCAGTATACCCCCATACATCATCGTCTGGTGTAAATTTTCTAGTTCCCTTACGTCCATCTAGATGATAGGATCTTTTTATGTTATTTTTTGGATGGTAAATCCATAGTTTATGCTTATCCCATCCTTCTTTATCAAAAACATCATAAGGTAAAACATCATCCTGAATAGCACCATGTATTATATCTTCTATAAAACAATTATCTTTTAGTCTAGGAATAATTTCATTTCTATAATAAGAAACAAACGATAGGTGGGGTCTTTGACTCCATTGTGCTGTTTTCATAAAATCATCGCTAAGACCAAACATTAGATGTTCATGTGATTTTGGAATAGATGCTTCAAAATGGAATCTAATTGTTTTTGCTTTATTATACTCAAGCATATCTAAACATTTTTGCCAGTTAATAGGCTCTTCAGTTACAAGAGGTGCATCTCCTTCAACATAAAGTAATAAAGATGTTGTTATCAAATTGATAGTTTCTTTCATCATGGTTGTTTGATGGCTATGTTTTTCAAAAATTATTGGCAAAACATTTTTCCACTCATGTAAACATTTCCACAATACCCTATTTTTAAATTCATCGTAATCATTTTTTCTATTTAATCTTTCATCTCTTAATCCATCAATCTGTAATATAATTTCATTATCTGGAAAATGGTATCTAACAGAAGCAATTGTTTCATCAAGCATAGAGGTATCTGGATGATCTGGAAGAACTGAGGTTACAACAACAATTGTTACATCATTTTTATGCATATATGTCCTTCATAATTTTAATAGCAAAATCTCTTTTGTATTTAATCCACCAAGCAACAACTCTATGCATATTATTTGGATATTCTTTTAATATAGACTTAATAATTTCTGGCAATTCTGCCCAATTAGTAGTTGATGGAAGAGGTAGTATTTGATCAAAAACATAATGATAAAAATTATCTTTTTGACCTTTAGAATTTCTTAGATCTCCTATAGGCATACAAAGCATTTCAATTGCTTCAAAAAATCTAAATGAGTCTATACTTACAACACCAGCAGGCGCTGGAGCAATTTTAGCACTAAATAAATTTTCATAATACTCTTTAGGGGTAACACCTTTAGCAAAACCATCTGTAGGTTTATAAATAGAATTTTTAATTGTTGGCATTATATCTGCTAATTGCTGTCTTCTTCTATGTGTAATTTGTCCAGCAAAACATGAAGTGTATGTTTTTTCTTTATATTCTGGTAAATTGTCTTTAATGTGCTGTGGTGCGCCAATAGGAAGTTTATTATATTTTTGATGTTTTTTTGTAGGATATTGAACCCAAATAGATATGTTGTCATGTGTTATTTTATCAATATCAAATAAATTTTCTTCATCTCCAGTTATAAATAAAACAACTCTATTAATATTTTTTAACTCTTCGTCTATTTCATTTTCTTTTCCAGCATTACCTTGTCCAGGAATAACAACAAATGCTCTATCTACTTTTGGCAAAACATCAACTACTACTTCTGATATTTTATTACGTTCAAATGTTTCTTTTAATAATCCGTAATCCCATTTACCATTAGCAGAATCTAGAGGGTCCTTAGAATAGATGTAAACATTTTTCATTTTTATTTCTTTTCAAAATACCAATGCTCTTCATGATTTTTTGCTAAAAACTCCCCTTCATATCCTAAAGAATTTAAATATGAAATTGTTTGTTCTGGTTTTGTATTGTAGTCTCGCTCACCAAGATCATCATGTATAGAAACAAATATTTTTAAATTGTTATTAATTAGTGTTTGCTCTGCACCTTTAAACACTAATATTTCTGCACCCTCAACATCAATGTTCAAAGCATCTGGAACAATACCAACCTCTGAAATATAATCATCAAGTTTGATCATTGGAATATTTTCTGTATTTTCATGAATATAAATATACTTATTCCTATCTATGATTGGACCAAGATGTTTTTCTCCCCAAGCGTTTAAATTATTACCTTTACGAACATCTGTTGTTTCATTACTAATTAAGCCTGCATAACACGCTAAAGGATCAACAGAATAGTTTTTATACCATAGTGCATGAATATTTGCCCAAAATTCTGGGGTAGGTTCGATAAGTACCATATTTTCTGGACCAACAATATCTGCATAAACTAGATTACACCATCCAGCCTCTGTGCCAATATCAAAAAGGATGTCACCCTTTTTTAAATGGCTTCGCATGCTATAAATTCTTTCTTTTTCCCAATAATCCCATACATCCCAATTTGCTAGAGGTTCGTTTAGTTGAAGGCTGTAGTCATAGTTTCTTGTTTCACCTTGACGCAAGTATGGCACAGTTTTCCATTTAATATCTTGTCTTTCAATAAAAATCATATGCCTAACTCCTTTAATATAGTAGCCCATCTGTGAACATATGTATGTTCTTTTTTAGTTCTATTATGTCCAAACA